TTGAACTTCTGAACTTCCTAAAAATAAAGATGAAGCAGTATAAGTGTTACCATCATAACTTAAATCTTTATAATGATCTGTGTAATATGTTCCAGTACTAATACCTAAGTAAACAAGTTCAACTGGATTAAGTTTATTAGTTGCTATCTCGGCTATGACACCAGCACTTAATGATCTTGTCATTACAGTACCTCTATAAGATCAACTTCGTATTGGAAATAATTTTCTGTGCTAATATTAAATTCTTGAATATCTCCAGTAAGTCCAACTGTAAAATCTACATTAGAATAAATTAGAACTGCATTGTCAGCTACGTTTGCTCTTAATGGTGGTTCAAATGTTAATGTTCCTTGACCAGAACCATTAGATGATACATCTGCCATAACCATATAAACTTTGGCTTGACCAGTAAATCTAAAATAATCTCCAGCTTTAAATACTCCTGATGTGCTATTTGCCATTCCATCTATTGCAACAGAAGTAACTCCTGCACTAATAGCACCATTTACAGATATAACTCCTGAAGCAACTCCAAGAGCATCATCTATTGTTGGTGGCACATATTGGAATGATTCCATTTGTGATCTTTGTTTCATTATAAAAGCATTTATAGGTGCAAACTCAGTTCTTGTCATAACTGGAAATCTTAGTCTTAGTCTAAATCTTTGTCCGTCTATTTGTCTAGCTTGTCGTCTGCCAGAAGCAGTTGTAGTTACAATAGTATTTTGATTAGAACTAATAGCTACATCTCTAGGTGTTGGGCTTGATGGGAATGTTCCACTCATACTACGTTAGATTTTCCTTTTTGATTAGCACCTTGATTAACTAAGTTAATTATAGTTGCTCTATTATCAATTAATAATTCTTTAATACCTCTAACATCATTTGCTTGAATATTAAATGTTATATTCATTCCATTACCCATATCGTGATTAGGAATAATAGTTCCATTTGTATTTGGTACAAATAATTCTCTACCACGTTCTCCAACTGTAATAGGCATACCACCTCTTACTGAACCACCTTCTGCAAATGGAGAAACAACAGAAGCATCAATAGGAGTCATTCCACCACCACCACCAAAAGCACTCATTCCAATATTAAATAAAGATGATAAAAACCCACCACCCCCACCACCCATTGATTGTTGTTGTGCTAATAAAGCATTTTGTTTTACGATTTCTGCTGTTTGTTGTTTAGATATAAATAACTTTAATTGGTCTAAAGCTAGTAAAGCTATTTTAACTAATTGTTCTTCAATTAATTGTGAAAGTAATTTAACTAAAACTTTTTGTGCTAATTCTCTAAATGTATCTGTTAATTTTTTACCAAGAACAATAGATTCTGCAATAGCACCTGAAATATTTTTAATTCCAATGACAGCACCTTCGGCTATTGTTTTGTTTAAATTTTTAAATGCTAGATCTGCTAATGCAACTTCTCCTTTTAATTTTCCTTCAAGTATTCCTATTAAAGATTTATCTTCTATTTTTGCTTGTTTTATATCAGGTGCAACAGTTCTATCTTCATCTAAACCTACTGTTTGAGGAATACCAGTACCATAACCCACAACTTGTCCCAATCCTCTAACTACTTTATCTAAAGTACCAAGAACTAATTTTAATGAATTGTTTAATAATACAAGTCCAACATTAGCAAGTTCAGTTACAAAATTTAATAGTTTACCAAGTATGATAATTACTGGTTCTAATGTTTTAAGTAATTCTCCAAAACTTTTTAGTAACTCTTTAAACGAATTACTAAACCCACCATCAGTTCCTAGTAAGTCAGCAACATCTTTTAAATTTTCAAAAAGATTTTTAAATACTATTGCTAAATCTCCTGCTCTTTGTGATGAAGCACCACCAAATGTATTAGCCAAACCTCTTTCCAAAGCTTCTAAGATAACTGCTGAACCTTCTGCATCATCAGCAAATTTATTTAATTGTGATCTAGTTAGTCCTAATTCTTTTTCTAATATTTGAAATACTGGAATACCTTTAGAAGCTAATTGAGATAAAGATTGTGAACCTATACCAGCACCAGTAGCACCTTTAGCAAATAGTCTAGTTAAATCATTTAAAGTATCTAATGAGTTTGCAGTAGCAGAAGCAGTATCTATAAATGTTCTAAGTAATTCATCTGTTGGTTCTATTCCTGAATTTTGTAATGTAATAAATGTATCAGATAATTCTTTTGTAGAAAATTGTGTTTGCTTAGATAAATTTCTTAATAGACCAAATGCTCTTTGACCACCCTCAACAGAACCAGTTACAAATCTTAAAGTTGTTCTTAAAGTTTCAAACTCTTTTGTAATATCTATTATTGGTTTTATTATTGCCCCTGCACCTAAACCTATTAATGCGTTTCTTAAACTTAATATTGAACCTTTTACACTATTAAATGCTTTTGATGTATTATCAATCGCATTAAGCTTTATGTTTAGTTGATTGTCTGCCATAGTGTAGTTTTTCTCGTTCTGCCTTCACCTTAAAATATGCTATCCAATAATAAAATTCATCTTGTGTCATAAGATAAATTTCTTCTATACTTTTGTTTAATTCCTGACCAAGAGCAAGTATAGAATATAACTCCGTATCAGTTCTTACTTTTTTTCGGCTTCCTCGTAAGAAACACCAGACAACATTTCTGTTGCTAACTTAGCTATAACATTTGCATCAGCATTATTCAATAATGTTAGCTTGTCATCTAGCTTAAATATTTTATTTCCGTCTGCGTCTTTTGCTTTAAGAACTATTGCATCTACCAATACTCCTAAATCATCATTCTTAGCACCTTTAAAAAGGTTTCTTTTTTCACCTAAAGTAAATGGTGAGCAATATATTGTTAAAGGTTTGCCTTCCTCGCCCCACTCAGCTACCTCAATCTTTTTTATGCCTAAAGCTTCAAATTGTGCTTTAACTCTATCTATTACGTTCATATCTTCCTTTATCTAATTAATTATTGTGTTGATAATGATAATGCACCAGTACCAGTAAATGTTAATTCAGCTTCTACCATTCCATCAAATGATGCTGATATATTATAAGCTGTTACTATTGCAGAACCTTCATAAAATTTATCTCCAGTACTTGCACCTTCTGGGAAAACTTTAATTGTTATTGAACCACCTACAACTAGTAAAATTTGCCCTGCATCAGCTTCATCAAAAAATAATGATGCTGAACCAGAAAAACCTTTTAAACCAGCTTTGTAAGTTCTTGTAGTATCACCTAATGAAGTATCTTCAATAGTGTCAGATGTTTGCTCTAAAGTATAACTTCTAAGTTCGCCAAGAGTTGTTGTGCCAACTTTTATTACACCTTCTGAGCCAGTATGTGTTGCCATATTTGTTTCCTTGTTTGTTTATGTTAAGGTGTGCCAGAAGTGTATTGATACATAACTCGCACCACCATTCTGATACCACCTATTGGGAATAAAACTCCTTCATCAGTAGAAACTTCTACTACCTGAGTTTGTTTTGCATACCCACCACGTGTTCTATCAGAATTTAATCTTGTTTCAATCGTTGTAATTAACTCGTTTCTTTTTGTGTCAATATTTGTTGGAGTTCCTTTAACATAACCAACGATTACATAATCTGCTAATGCTTCTCTTAATGCACTTGTAAAACTTATTGTTTGATCTGATCTAGTTTCATTACCTGATTGCACAAAACAAGCTGGATATTGTTGTTCAGATAACTCATCAACATTAAAAGGTTCTCTAGTAACTTTTTTTAAAGTTATAGGAGATGTGCCAGTTGAAATTGTTGTAATAATATTAGATGCTATATCTTCTCGTTTGCTCATTAGATTTTAGATAGTTTGTTATATTCTTTCATAAATACATTCATAATAGGTTGTATCTCTCTTGCACCAATAGCAAAGAATTTTCTTTTCTTCTGATTGCCTAGTGCTTTAGTGTTTTGGAATTTGTTTGCAAAATAAATAATAGCTTCTGTTGGTGATGACTTCTGTGTAATGTTAGATAGCATTTGACCTGAGAATGTTAAATCAGGAAACTGTGTTTGTC